AACATTGGTTTAATTTTAGGTAATATTCCCTCTAATAAATCGTGAGTAAAATCTTTAAAAGAATCAAAATCTTCTTCAGGAAGTTCTCTTCTTAAATAATTAATTATATTCATCATTAATAAACAAGGAATTTGAGTTGGATCTACAGAAAAATTTTTAAATGTTTTATTTCCATAATCAATTGTATCTTCTAAATATTTTACAAATCCTATTTGATACATAGTAAAGTCATGTTGGTGTTTTTGTCTTTTTAATATTTCTTTAGCGCTTAATTCTTTACTCATCTTTCCTCCTTAGTACGTCTTTAAATTTACCACGCCAACCGTAGTTGCCATGATGCACAGTTTCCGATCCGATGTTAGCGTAGATATCAATACCTAACTTTGTTAACATATGACAGAAAGACACATCTTCTCCATACCAATATCCATCTTTAAATACACTATTAAAAAAGTCATACATATCAGGATCATCTTTATCATTTTTAATTTTTAGTTCAGGATGTTTTTCTATTAATGTTTCAAATATAGATCTATGAATTAACATCAACCCTGCAGGGCCTACTTTAATTTTCATCATATCATTATCATCCACTAATAATGTTTCCTTGTTATCTAATACGATTGGATACTCTACAACTAAATCTAATTTCTTAGTTCTATATAAAGTACAAACAACTTTCTTTTTTGAATTAATCATTTTCATAACTGCTTCAGGATAGAACTCAACGTCAGCATCTATAAATAATAAATACTCAGCGCCTGATTTTAAGAATGCAGACACCAACATATTTCTACACTTACCAACGTAAGGAGATTTGGCCCACATTAATTTAGAAGCTATTTGATTACCGGCTAATACCTGTGCTAATAAAAATAAAGAATCGGCTGTGCCAACTTTAACATCCCCATAACAAGGGATACCTATAAATACAGAAGTTTTCATAAATTTTTTAAGTTTTTAAAATAAATATCTTTTTGAGTTTCAATCATATTATTACCCTTACCATTGAACCAATCTTTCTTAGATATTAATTCATAAACTTTATTCGGATCATTTTTACCATTGGGTGTTCCCTTTGAATTTTCAGCAGTAGTACACCATCTTAAATTTTCTATTCTATAATCCATTCTATTTCCATTAATATGATCTACAACTGTTTTATTAATCGGATCATTATTTTTTATAAATGCTTTTGCTACAATTCTATGTAATCCAATGTGAAATTCTTTAGGATTAACATTTACTTCCTCTTTTAAATATCTATATCTTCTACGAACACGAGTTTTATCAATAGAGAAAAGTCTTATATATATATAAATTAATTTAGTAAGGCCAATAGATCCATAAACAATTCCTGATTTTTGACCTCTACTTTTATGTTTAACTCTATAAATAAAAGGCCAAATATTTTGCCTGTAAATAGGATCAATCTCACAAGTACATTGTGAAAAATAATGTGGCCCACCAGTTTCAAATAAATAATAAACGTTAGGCATTACTTCTGGCATAATTTTGTGTACATCTACACATCTTACAAACGGGTTCTGTTCCATATACTTTCTTTAATTCTATTTATTTAAGTGCTTTACGACTTGGTTTGTATTCTCTGTACAATTTTCTCCAACTTAAATTAGTTAAATAACAACCTAAACTACTTATCTTATTCCAAAAATATCTTTGTATTGACATTAATTTACACCTTTCATTTGTTCAATATCTTTAGAAGGATATACTTCCCCTTGTGAATTACATTTAGGACACTGAATAACTTCTTCATATGAAGATGTATTTATTTTTAAATACCCATTGCCCATACAACTATCACAAATTATTTTATTAACTTGCTTTTCCATTTTTGTATCCAAATTTTTTAGCAGCTCTAGTTGCTAATGCTTCGATAGTTTTACTTACTGTCAAATCAGCATCTAAAAATTTGCCTTTAGCAAGGAATTGTAGTTTATGATATGTATCAATTTGTACTGATACGGATTTAAATTTATTAGGATCTGCCATGTTTTTCTCACTTTCTTTTTGTTATATGTTTAATATGGGAAGTTATAGCACAAAAACAATGGATTGCAAGATATTAATTTTTAGTGTATAGTGAAGATCTCTTCTCACCCTTTTGTTTGCTCGCCCTGATTTCTTTCAGGGTGGGCATTCACTTATCTTCTTCCCTGACCTTTATATTCTTTTTTTGAATTTCTTTTATTTGGTCTTTTAGAATGTCGGCCTGGTCTTTTTTTATTGGTATGTTTTATAAAACCGCCGGAACCTGATTGAACTTTACGCGCCACTATTCTTTTATTTCTTTAATTCTTTTAATGCCATGCTTGTCAGTTTCAATAATAGCTTTTATTTCTTTGCACTGCCATTTAGTAACATCATTAGTTCCATCACGTTCAACCTTACGTTTCTGTTCTAAACAATCAGCAACATTAGCTTTAGGTGAATAGCCTTCTAGTTTACCATTCATGTACATTAATAATGCAAATACAGCTTCAATCATTACTTACCTCTAACTGAATCTAATTCTTTTTCTAATTTATCTACTTTCTTTTCTAATTGAGATATTAATACTTTTGTATGAACATTTTCTTCTAATTGTTTAGAATGTTTTTCTATTGTTTTAGCTTGATACTCAATCAACATAAATAATTCTTGATTTTTAGGAGTTTGATCTGCTTTTTTAAGCAAATCTTGAGCCATTAATTTTTCATTAGTCTCTAATCTATTTAATCTTTCAACAATACCAAAATATGTCCATACTGCTACAACAATAGCAGATATAATAGCTACTATATTTTTAACTGGTAATGCTACGCTTGTTTGGTCACTTAACTTAAATTCACTGCTCATTTTTCAATTGTTTCTGTCATTAATCCAGTTCTTTTACTATTTGTAATTGGAATGTATTTAATGACTCCGTTAATATATTGTTCTATTTCTTCACCGCACAGAGAACATCTGTAGAAATCTTTATATAAGAATAACAGAGGTGATAATAAATTGCAATAGGGACATATACCATGCTCTATTCTGGCATCTAATTTTAAAATTTTACTAATCTTTGTTATTTTTTTCTTCATTGATTTGATAGAACATATCATCGGAATCATCCGTCTTCCAGTTCTTATTTTCTACATTCCATTCTGTAGTTTGTACTTTATAATCTGGCCAATGTTTTGAAGTTGTAAAGCTAGGAATACTCCACAGAATACGATTATTAGGCTGAGCTGCATAATTACCGTTATCAAGAGCCAAAATGTGAGCACACTTGTGCTGATCAGGTATTTCGGAATGTTCAGTATCCAATATATTAGGTTCCGGATGTGCCCAATCCACAGTGAATAAATATTGTCCATGAATAAATTTTTTATTTTTACCTAAATACTTACAACGTTGACCTATTAAAAAATCAAAAGTAGTAACACTAGGATAATAACTAAATGAATTCCATAACTCAAGATCTTCGAGGTCTTGATGTTCCATCGGTGTGCTATGCACAACACCGCTGTCTCTTCCTTGAATAAAAGCACTGATAGGAAGTCTCCAATAAATTGCACCATTCGTAAGTAAGCAGTGAAACAATAATGCACGCCCGCTAATACTCCCCAAACCGAATACCACACAGTCTTCAGTTTCTCCTTGATGTTTTCGTAAGTCATATAAATATTCCCTTCTTATTTTACAGTATATGGGTGGTATATTAGCATTTAAATAAGACATTTAAAACTATTTAATATCTCCCCAACTACTTCCTTTTTCATAGTCAACTTTATTAGGCACTTTCAATTCAACAGCTGATTCCATTATTTCAATAATATCTTCAGCTTGTTTATCAGATGAAACAGAAATGTCTACTTCATCATGAATTTGTATATGAGGTATAATACCATTTTCATATAAAGCCACCATAGATTTTTTAGTCATATCAGCAGCAGAACCCTGTATTAGTTTATTTAAAGCCTTATAAGTAAACGCACGCTTTAAAGGTTCATCATATTCTTTTCTTGCTTGTTCTAATGGTAATGGTTTAAACACACCAAATTGAACAGGCTGCCACAAATCAAAGTGACATGCTCTTCCACCTAGAGTTCTAATCTTTCCATAATTTTCTGCTCGTCTAGTTACGTTGTCCATTAACTTTTTAACAAAGGGAGCCTTAGTATGATATTGTTTAATTAATTTTTCAGCAGATTCTTTCATCAATCCTAATTCTGCCATTAATTTATTCTTACCCATTCCATACATTAAACCTAAATTAATTGTTTTAGCTTGCTTACGTTCTATACCAGCCATATCAGCAACAACTTGATGGAAATCTGCATCTCCTTGATTGTATGCTTCAACAATTTCATCTACACCTTCTAAGTTTTGTAATTTTGCATAGTGTACTAAAATTCTAGGTTCTTGTTGTGAGTAATCAAATGAACCCCATACATGTTTATCTTCTGGAATAAATATAGATCTTATCAATGGTCCCAATTCTGGATGTCTTGCAGGTATCTGTTGTAAGTTTGGATTAGACATTGAAAATCTTCCAGTAACAGTTCCACCATCATCAGATCTAATTTGATTTATATCTGCATGTATTCTTCCATTAACAGCGTGCTTAGTTATAGAATCTATAAATGTAGTATGTGCTTTATTTATTTCTCTAGCATCAGCAATTGATCTTGCCAATTCATGAGGATGATTTTGTAAAAAGTTTTTTGTAAAACTTGGTTCATCACTTTTTTCTGTTCTATCGTATGGTAATTTTAATTTATCAAATGCCTTTGCAATTGACCTAGCAGCATGTATTTCTACGTCTATGCCAGTTAAGTCTTTGATTTTATTGATAATTTTATTTTCTTGAATCATCAAATTTTTCTTTATTTTATCAGCTTTTTCAAGATCAACCCTTACTCCTTTGAATCTCATATCAACAAGACAAGGAAATAATTTTGTTTCTAAATTAAATACATCCATCAACTCTTGATTATGCATTTCCATATTTAATCTTTGCCAAAGTTTTAAAGTAGACTCAGCATCTCTTTCAGCATATTGACCAACAAACAATGCAGGCAATCTCCACATATCTTTCTTAGGATCTAATCCATAATCTTTAGCTGCTTGTAATAAAACCTTTTCGTCTTTACCAATACCTATGTAATGTTTTGCTAATGTATCTAAACGATAACTCATTCTGTTTTCATCAATTAAAGATGCTGCAATCATAGTATCTACAACCTTACCTTTAATATTTAATCCAGAAGATCTTAACCAACATGTATCATACATAGCATTATGAAATATAAACTTAGTATCTTGTTGATTGAATAAATCTTGAAGCCAACCTAAAACTAATTTCTTATCTAGATTGCCACCTTGTTCGTGACCTATAGGATAATAACCAGACCAACCTTCAACTGCTAATGAAATACCCGCGATATGACCACGACCAACCACGTTCCCCGATCCGAGTTCAAGTAATTGCGGATCATTGGTTTCTAAATCCACTGCTATTTCTTTATGACCGCGAAGATCTCTTAGTTCTTCAGGCATAACCCATTCAGTATCGGGTGTAAATAAAGGCGCTTGAGTATTTCTCATTTGTAATCTCTTTCTAATATCATTTCTAAATAATGAATTGCTTTTAGTATATCTTCTTTTTTTCCTTTCAATCTATGTCTACAGATATACTTGATTGCGTTACCTTCCGCAAACGGTAAATTGTTTTCATTAATAAAAATAGAAGGTTGAATCTTCATAGTCTTATAATGTTTACCACCCACTTGTTTAAAAAATGTTTTATTTGACATTCTTTTCTTTCGTAACTTCTTTAAAATATTCTAAAATTTCTTTCGCTGTTCCAGCAGTTGTATGTACGTATTTGCCTAATTTGTAAACAACAAAATAATTATTATTTTTTTCTTTATCTACTTGTTCTATTTTAATCATACTAAATAAGCGCGATCAAAGTTCTTTGGATCTACAATATGTAATTCACGCTTCGCTCTCGTCGCACCTGTATAAAATAAACGATGTAGTTCATCAGGGTCTTGACTAAACGTTTCTAAAGCAGCGTTAGTTATATCTTGTAGCAATAAAACCTTATCGGCTTCTCCTCCTTTTGCTCCATGTATTGTTGACATTATTATACGAGGATTTTTATTTATCTTCTCTCCATTCGCCCTCATGTTACGAATGTAGTTCTCGGTGAGGTTATCTAAACCCTCAAACGATTCATACCAAACCTTATCTGTGGTTAATCCATATTTCTCTATACATTCTCTTAAAGTATATTTTGTTTCAGAATGTAATGTCTTTCCCTTTCTAAACCCTTCTAATACATTGGCCCCTAAATATTCATATATATTCTTTATTTCTAGACTACTTAAATAACATCCACCTCTCCAAGATTCCCAATTATATAAGGCTAATAATAGCTTTAAGGGTATAGAGTTTTGACCTTTATATTGATAATACCAACCTCTTAATTCACACAATTCTTTAACATCATCTAAAAAGTAATTAGCTGATGATAATACTAACCAATTACCTTGAGACATATCTACTTGTGTGATGTCTGAATACCTTCTTAAAATACCTTCTTCTTGTCTTGGTTTATATTGTTTATCAAATCTATTCTGTACCTTACTAATGATTCTTTGTGATAGTTCATGAATAGGTCCCCCTGGAATACGATAAGACTGTTCCAATGTCTTAATATCATCTACCTCTTCTTTTAATGCTATAAAATGATCTACATCAGCTCCAGCCCATTTAAATATAGCCTGGTCATCATCCCCTGCAATATAAGTCTTCTTTGAATTCTTCCATAAAGTTCTAACCATCTCCCATTGTAATAAAGATAAATCTTGAGCCTCATCAATAAATAATACTTCAAAGC